TTCGGCTGGTGTCGTTGAAGAAAAATATATTAGTTACGCTGTCAGAGATTGTTCTGAGAGAGAAAAAGAAGTGTGTTAAAAATTTCTCTGATAGTTTTTCGCTAGAATCAATAGTAAATACCTTCTGATAACCTTAGCAAAGTGCTAAGAACGAGAACAATCTTAATGAATAAATTCCTCTGGTAAAAATAAGCATTTTTACGCGCGTGTTCTATAGAAAAAACTCAGAGCTTTATGGCGGTTTCACAAAAAATGATTTTGTACAACTTTTTTACTGATTTTACTTCGATTTTTAGTGAAATCTGGTGAACTATGCTTTATTTGATGCGCGTTATACTGAATCTGGTAAACTTGGTAGCATAAATAATTATATCATGAAACAGAACTTTAATACAATAGCAAATAACATTAAACTATTTGGCTATCTATTCTCTGATCTACACATTCGTCGTAAGAACAGTGATGATGGCCAGATTCAAGACATCTATGTTCCTCTGACCTATATTGGTAAAGAACGGATGTTCTATCTTATTCACAACTCACAAGCAGATCTAAACTCACCAAAGATAGATGCTGTATACCCTAAAATGGGTTTTGAGCTTAAAGACTTCTTCCCCGACTGGGAACGTATGAATAACCCATACCAAACAGTTTCGGCTACTACTTATGTAGACGATGAAGAAGTTGTAGAAGTGGAATTGAATAAGATCCCTGTTACATTCAAGTTTAATTTAACCATAGCAGTGATTCATCAAACAGACTTGTTCCATATCATCGAACAACTATTTACTTATTTTAGACCCAGTTATACGATGAAAGCGAATCTGAATCCTTTGCTTGGTGAAGATAAAAGTGATGTAACGATAATTTTAAAGAATGGTTTGTTCACCGATTTTAATGAAGAAGCACCTTTTGGTGGAAATTCCGAGAAGCCAATTGTGTATTCATTAGAGTTTGAACAAAAATCATGGGTGTGGACTGCTAATGATGAAGATGATTCTGGGCAAAGTATCTTTGGTAAACCAATTAAAGAAATTGAACTTGGTGTATTTGCTCAAAAAGAACCATTTACTCGAGAACAACTTCTCAGTGATGATAGTTATACTTGGCATATACCAGAACATATCGAAAGTGCTACAGAATCAGCAGAAAGTACCACAGAACCATAACTAAAGGACTTTAAATGACAAAATTTAAAAGAAATTATATAGAAAGTTTTGATGGTTTACGTGAATACTGCCTACAACAACTTGGTGATGGTGTTATACAAGTAAATATTAGCCAAGAACAAGTTAATCAGGCAATAAATGATGCTATACAGTGGTTTCAAGAATTTTGTGATGAAGGAAATGAACACACATATTTAGTGCACCAAATTGAACAAAAAGATCTAGATCAAAATTATATTGATTTACCTGAAGATGTTATTGGTGTTAGATCTGTGCTTTATCAAGGACAGTTTACCAATACAAGCTTTTTATCTGATAACTTTATGATAAATACAAGTATTTTATATCAATATTTATATGCACCAAATGCTAATTTAAGTGATTGGTACTTCACTAAAATGCAACTTAGTGAGATGAAAGCATTGTTGGAAGCATGGAATCCAATTCGCTTTAACTATAGCACAGGTAGACTTTATATTGATGATTTATTTGTAAGACGTATGAATACAGTTGGAAAATTTATTGTTATAGAATGCTATATAGCGATAGACCCTGATACAAACACTCGTTTATATAATAATATGTATTTAAAGAGATATGCTACAGCTCTTGTGCAAAAGATCTATGCTACAAATATCAGTAAATATGCTGGAATTAAATTGCCAGGTGGCACAGAATTAGATGGTGCTACTCTTTATCAAAGAGCTATGGATGAAATAGAAAAATTAAAAGAAGAAGTATCTCAGTATCAGAGTTTTCCGGCTCCAATGCGTGCTTCAATAATGGGTTAAGAGCTTGTAGACTTGTAGACTAGTCATCAAGCTAGTCATCAAGCTATTCTACAAGATATAATCTACAAACTTATACTTAAGACAATCTTTAGCGTATAAAAATCCGCCCTCATGCTCCATGAGGGCTTCAATTTTGTCTTCGGGTATAGAAGTATGTTCTAAATACATAGATTTTACCCAATTGTAGAAAATTTTATCGTCTTCATAATTACGGCGTGCTTCAATTGGATGAGAGCTATTCATACCAGAACTACCATAGTGAATATAGTGATTAGCATAAGGTAGAATATAACGTGAATCGCCATTTATAGCGATAAGGCTTGCTGAACTAGATGCTTCACCGATTACATAAGTGATGTTGGTTATATTATGTATATTCGCCATCTTCATAAGTGAAAGAAGCGATTTACAAACAAGTACTGAACCACCGGGTGAATTGATGAACCATTCTATAATATGTGAGTGCTTTCTTTCATAATCTATCATTTCTGTGATATCTGCCATAAGACGAGATGTATTTTCGAGTGTTAACTCGTCTAACAAATACACTTTATTTTTATATGAATAGTTATGAGCTAAGTCTTTATAAGGTTGTTCTTGTGCAATATTATACATTCTTACCTCTTATTGTAGATTATAGGATGTAGATTTTTTTATCACAACGATAAATAATTATAACAAAGGTGTATTTTTTACTCCTTTGGAGGACTTGATAAGAAAATACTCTAACACACAAAGGACATAAAATGAGTGATTTCGTGGGTGTAACCCTGAAAGAACTGGACTATTCCACAAGTGTTCAAGCACAAGCAGCAACCGGCGCAGGATTTGTCGGTGGTTATGCGTGGGGTCCAATCGAACAGGCTCGCACAATTACAAACTTAGATAATTATGCTATCTCTTTTGGTTTACCAAATAGTGGTAATAAGGTATCTTATTTAACAGGCGCATCATATTTAGATTATTCTGATGCATTGAGAGTTGTCCGTGTTTCTGGTGCAGGCACAAAAAATGCTACTTCTACAAATTATGACTATGCTAAATTTACATTAACATCAGTCTTAGGTGTTATAGAAGTAGGCTCAACTATCACAGCAAATACGGAAGTTACTGCGGAAGTTGTTTCTTATGATGAAGCTACATTAACTTTAACGGTAAAGAACTGTTCTGGTTTGTTAGTGGTTGGTAATACATTAACTTTCGGTAATGGTGCTACTGCTACTATTGAAAGCCAAACGTCATACCAATATGCTAAAATCGGTATTACATCAGTTGCCGGAACATTCGCGGTTGGTGAAACAATAGCGAAAGGTGCTACTGCTACAGGTTTAGTTGTAGAAGTTGGTGCAGACTATATCATTTATGAAGCAGTAGAATCTAGTTTTTCTGTCTCTGATGAAATTGTCGGTCAAACATCAGGCGCTATTGCTACAGTATCTAAAAAGAGCGAATACATTGATTATGGTGAAAAAGGCTTATTGATTAAAAATTTGAAAGAATTTGAAAATATGTCTGTTCCATATAAATTTGCAGCAAGATATGCTGGTGAATATGGTAATTCGATTAAAGTTTCTATAGCGAATTCTACAACATTTGCTAATTGGGAATACAAATCATTATTCGATGGCGCACCAGAAGAAGGTGAAATCCACTTAGTTGTTGTTGATACAAAAGGCGTATTCTACAATAGTTATGCTGGAAACATCTTGTCTCAGTATTCATATTTGACGTTAGTTAGCGGTGGAGTTAACGAACAAGGTCAAGAAACATACTATCGTAAAGTTTTGAACAACCAAGATGGTTATGTATATGTTGGCTCTAAAGAATTAGAACCTATTGACTTTATTGATTCTATCACATTAGAAGGCGGCATTGATGTTGCTCCAACTGATGCAGATTTGATTAAAGGCTATAATATATTCTCTGATCAAGAAAATGAAACTGTTCTATATGTATTCGGTGCTAACTATTCTACAACAGTTATTAATTCGATTATATCTATGATTGATAAACGTCAAGATTTGATGGGTATTTTCTCTCCATCTTCTTTGTCATTATTACAACATTCTGATATTAATGATACAATAACAGCTGTTAAAGGTTGGGGTGATTCTGTAACTATGTCTAACCGAGTCTTCTTAGATTCTAACTGGATGTATTACTACAATCGCTTTAATAATGAATATGTATGGGTGCCAATGGCTGGTGCTACTGCTGGTGTTAACTCACGTTGTGATACTAATAACAATCCTTGGGATTCTCCAATGGGCTTCACTCGTGGAACATACTTGAATGTTACTCAATTGGCATGGCAACCGAACAAAGAAGCGAGAATTGAAATTTACGCTCGTTCTATTAACCCAATCTATGTAAGCAATCAAGCTGGTGTGGTATTGATGGGTGATAGAACTCATGTTATCAAACAATCTTACTTCCGTCAAATGGCAGCAAGAAAGACCTTGATAATTATTGAACGTGGCGCAGTTGCTTACTTGATGTTCTACTTAGGTGAAAACAACAACAGACAGACACGTCAATTGGTGACAAGTAACTTGTCTTCATGGTTACGTGGCTTAGGCGCTGCTGGTGCTTTCCGGTTGGCTCAGGTTGTTTGCAATGAAAGCAATAACCCGCAACAGATTATTGATGAACAGAAAATGAGAGTTTTGATTAGATTGATGCTTCAAAGCTCTATCAACACAATTGAATTGCAAGTTGCTGTTGTCAATAACGTTGCTACATTTACAGAAAACGTCATTCAAGGTGTTTTCTAAACTTTCTACAAAACATTTGAGAGAGGGAGTTATAATGCTCCCTCTCTTTTGTTGCACAGAAAAAGCATAAATAATAAATATAAATGTATAAAAGTGAGATTGATCTATGGGATTTTTAAGTAATTTTCGTAGCAAACCGTTTGGCATTGACATTAAATCTAAGTCAAATTCAAATGTAGAAATTTCAAAAAGAATGGTTGTCGATGAAGATGGGAGTACCATTATAGATTCATCGAATCCAATTTATTCGAAGAATCCGTGGGATACTACTGTTATATTTGAATCAGAGAATGACCTTATACGTAAATTTAGAGATATGGGTCTTAATGTATATTGTTCTCGTGCTATTGATCAAATTGTAACAGAATGTATAAGTAATAATGATGATACTGGCGCAACCGTAGATATTGACTTAAGTGGAACTGAATTTGATGAGGAAACTCAAAAAACTATTACCCAAGAATTCGAAAACATACAGAAATTGATGAATTTTAAAAAGAAGGGCGAATCTATATTTAGAGACTTTTATATTGATGGACGTGTTTTCTTTATTAAAAATATCGATAAAAATCACCCAGAAAAAGGTATTGCCTCTATAACAAAAGTGGACTCATTAGATATTAAAAAGATAAAACAAGTAAATAGAGTTGTAGACCCAGATACTGGCGCATTTATTATCAATAAAGAAGAAGAATACTTTTTATATCAACCAGAAGAAAGACAAGGTATAACCTCTACAGATGCTATAATTTATTCAAAAGACTCTATAGCATATGCAAATTCTGGGTTATATTTATATCAACAAGAATCTGCTTCTAACAATATTTTACACAATACAAGTAATTTAACAAGAAATCGCTTTATCATTTCATACTTGTATCCAGCGATTAAACCTTTGAATCAACTAGATAAATTGGAAGAAGCACAAATAATTTATCGTGTATCTCGTTCAGCTGATCGTCGTGTTCATTATGTAGATATATCAGGTTTGCCACCTTCTAAAGGCAATGCAGTAATGCAAGAATATGTAAAGGCATTGAAAAATGATATGTCATATAATTCAGTAACAGGTGAAATTGTTTCATCTTCTGGGACATTAAATCTACAAGAAGATTTGGTTATACCTCGTAGAAATGGATCAAATGCTGCTGAAATTACTACTTTGCCAGGTGCAACTGAAGTAGATAAGATTAACGATATCGAATTTTTCTTGAAGAAACTCTACAAATCTATGAAAGTGCCTCTTTCACGTTTAGATGACCAAGCTAGCTCTTTCTTAGGTCGTTCATCAGACATTAAT